CATCATTCCATCGCAGTCCACCCTTGCGATCGAGAGATGCCACCGCCGCGTTAACGTACAACGGGTCTAGCAGGCTTTGTGGTGGCCTTGGTGTGTTGTGTGTGTTTGCACGAGAAGCTATGAGGACCTTTGGTCTTCCATAGTCTACCAACTTCTGTTTGGGTCGCTCTGGAGAAGCGATGCCAACCAGCCCAGTTGCCAGACTACGAGCTACGACTGATGCCATGGGGCGTGCATGTCCCCGTTGCATGGCAGCCGCAACCATAGTGTCTCGTGTGTGTTTAGGTATGTTGTCATAGTCAGTCTCGACTACTAACTGGTCCTTGCCGATCTCAGTGCGCTTGACGAACGGCACTCTTCGCCACATCTTCGGTTGGAAGCCTGGAACGTACCAGCCTAGTCCGCCAACAGATGCCGGTGTCTGTATGAGATCGAGCGCCTCGTCGACTTTGCAGCGCAACAATCCGCAGATGTCGCGAGCACAGCCGTAGAGTGACGCCTTCGCATCAGCGCCACGTGAGTGAAGGAGGCTCCAGTTCGAAGCAAGAGAAGCAGGGTCCATAGCTCCGCCTGCCCATGAGTTTGCGTACATTATGCCTGACGCAGCACGCGGGTAGTACCCCAAGCGCCTGTTGCGTGTTATGACATAACGCAAGAACTCTGATCGCTTGTTGTCGATGAAGAACTTGCTCGGATTGACCGGGAGCACTTCCATGTAGCGTCGAACGATCTTGACTGCGTCCGCCCAGTCGTTGACCGCGATCAGAGCGTCGTCACCTTGGAAGCAGATGTTCTCCTTCAGTTGACGCGGGACAGCTAGGGAGTCCGTGATGCTTAGGTACTCGGCATAGTTGATCATGGTGCCCATGAGCGATGTCCAACGCCATCCAGACAACAAGCCTCTCTGGTGTGAGTAGGTGTTGTTGTTGTAGGATAGCGTAGCGTGAGCCAACCTGTCTAAGATCAGCTTTGAGATCATCACACGCTCCGAGTCAAACGCGCACGTCCCAGATCTGCAGAGGATCTCTGCACATCTAAGAAGTACTCTTTTGCTCGGTACGTGATCAAACTTGCTTTGGTCGATCGGGACAAACAGCTTCGTGCGCATCGTGTTCATGACGTGCAACCAGCTCTCGGGAGTCCAGTCACTCGACAGTGAAGTTGGGACTACCTTCTTGAAGCGACTCTCTGCTTGTTGTCCAACGAACGACATCTGTAGGAAGAGAGACCAAGGTGAGCTGATCAAGTTGCGATGTTTGTCCTTCTGCCTCTTGTCGAAGACACGATAGTGTGGACATTCTGGGTCAAACATGTCCGTGCGCAGCTGCGCGTGTGTAGAAGCTGCGTAGGTCGAGAACTTAGTAGAACGAGTGCCTTCCAACTTCCTCGAGTCGGAGGCTCCATTGCTTAGCCAAGACGATGGTGAAGCCAAGAAGTCATCTAGAGTCTCCCCAGGCGCACTGGGTCTGCCGAGTTCAGCCTCAAGTCGCTTCAAGCCACGCATGATCATGACGTCACGATCTGATCCGATCGCGTCTTCTGGCTTAGGGGTGCTGACCCATGACTCGATCAAGTCAGCGAACTCATCCGATGCACCTTCTGTTGGTTGAGCTCCAAAGTGCAAGTTCCAGTCGATCATGAACGTCCAGTACCCTGGGAAGAGTAGGTTGCCGTGATGTTTGGCAATGTCGCCGAGCGTCTTGAAGGCGACGAACAACTGTCCGTTTGTTAGTGTGTGTAGGTGTAGGTGCATCCAAGTGCTAGTCACTTGGTTGCGGATGGTGGTTGGCAGCAAAGACAAGGCTAAGCCTATCTGCTGCCTTGGGATGCCCGATGCTAGTGGGCTGAGGGTGGACTTGTCCTCTGGTGATCTGTACTTCTTCTGTAGTCCTTTGAACCAGCTCTCATCCCAGGGAGCGGGCTCAGCCGAGAGGATGGTAGTCTTAAAGTCAGCGAGCTACTGCGCGGCCACGATCGGCCCTGGCAACCAGGGATAGTCGATGTAGCGTCGCAGGACTTCTAGTCCGCTGTCAGTGACTCCAACTCTTGGCACAGAAGGATGTACTCTAGTGGCTTCCATCCACATCTCGGCGAAAAGCAGAGTTGAGGAGGGAAGTCGCGTCGCCCAGCATCATGGGGGGGCGATCGCGAACAGGGATGGATCCCTGTGGTATGCGCATGTGAGTGAGAGGCGCAACACACTCAGCTGTGCAGTCATGTGGTGTTAGGGCAAAGGTCCGCACTTCGGCTGAGTACAGGTAGTGCTTTGGCACGATCATCATGGTCGCAGTCTGATCGTACGTGTCTTTGGTGTAGACGCCGTCATGGACGTACGCATTAGCGCAGAGCATGGACGGCTTGCCAAACCTACGGTCTATGTAAGTGTACAGGTCCGGTGCTCGCGGGTAGCTCGGTCCCCAAGTCCAGAAGACACTATGGCTGGTTGTCTCAGTGACCAAGTCATCTAGACTGTCACCAGCCACAGGAGGCGGTGCCACCACCCTCGAGACAGACACCTCGCCGCGAGCAGGCACCACTTGTGTCTCACCGGACAGCACACTGACTAGCCAAAGCGGCAAGGTGTTAGACGCTAGACAAAGCTTGTCCCTCACGTAGCAGCCGACTAGTGTCGAGTACAACTGAGAGACCGGTGTGTCAGGATCTCCGACTTTGACTGCTATGCCTGATCCGGCTAGAACAGGCGCTAGAGAGTCGATGGCACTGAGTGCGAGCTGTTGGTGATGGAAGCGCAGCTCACTGTCTGGTGAAGACGGCAGAGCACAGAGCGTGTAGTAGATGTCAAGTCCAGCAGCCGAAGTGGCGAGCTCGCTGTGTGTACGCATAGCAATGTTGAACATGGTAGCCATCATGCCAACGCCATGTGACGTCGTGTTGAGTGGTAGTGGTTCTTCCTCTGGATCGAGGGCAACCATCTCGTTCATGTAAGCCCATAGCACCAATGGGTTGACTGGTCCGCACCTGGCGATGGTCGAACCTGGTGTAGCATTGAAGCAGTTCAAGTGCAAGTCAGGACACTCTTTGTCCTCATCACTCTCACACTCGGAGAACTGTGTGTAGCTAGTTAGAGCCATGAGTTGGTAGGCTGCTGTCATGCTTCCGGAACCAGCAACTAAGTGTTGAGCCCAGCGCAGCACTTGTCCAAGTGCTCGCTTCATGACAGGCTGATCCAATGGATGATCGTCATGTCCATAGAGCGAGACAAGGCGTGACACCAGTGTGACAGCCCAGATCAGATCATCTGCGCTTGTCTCAGGCTCACCATCACCATCCTCTAGATCCGAAGCGCCTGCATCGGACTGAGAGTCCGGTTGTGACTCGTCGTCGACAACCGCGATCACGCCAGCTCCACTGACTGTGATCGACTCTGCCTCTATCGGGCAGCTGTACACATGCAGTGTCTGGAACGCCACGCGTCGCAGCGTCAGAGCGAACAACCAGAGCGCAGCCTGGTCAGGCTTGTGGAGTAGCGCATCAGTTAGTTCTACATAGTGGCTCTGTGTTGTAGCGAACCATCCGGACGAAGTCCAGATGGAGAAAGACGACTGACTACGCCAGCTGCTCTGGAAGCTGTCTCTGTGACAGACGATCTTCAATGGAGCAGCGTACTCTCCAAGAGTCATTGGACTGAGCGACCTGAACTCAGTGGCGAAGGCAGTCAAGAGAGTGCAAAAGGGTCCAGCCAACGAGGTCCCAACGCCGTGTTGTAGTGCACTGTTGAGCACTGAGATGGCCTCTGAAGTGGCTCTGTTGTCGGCGATGGCCTGACGAGATCGCTCGTGGTAGAGCTTTGAGACCAAGATGGACTCAGCGCCAACCTGTTCAGTGATGACTGAAGGCCTGAGAGCATGTCTGGGTCCGCGGATGTTGGTGTAGTCAACAAAGCATGTTTGTACTAACGCTTGGTTAGTAAGTAGTTCAGCTATGTGTTTGTCTGTCTCTCCGTCTGGCTCTTCGAAGTCGTAGGTCTTAGGATCGAAGTCCTCTAACTCTATGGGTGACAACCAACGGTCCATAGGCTCAGCTGCATTGTACAAGTTCTTGATCAACTTGTAGTATGATGCAGTCGGATGCCGGAGAAAGCGTGTGACTATATGTCGCGCCGTCGCGCGAACAGGGAAGTAGCGATGTGCTATTTCGTATGAGGTAAATCCCCCCATACTGGATGTTTGGTGTTGCGATGGCTCTACAGTCGCTGATGAGGCGGTTGTGGAGTCATCTGGCTCGTTTAGCGCATAGTGCGCATCGATAGCTTGATCGAGGTTCTGAGTGGTTGAAGTTGGGTCCCCTTCTTGTTCGGTAGTTGCTTCTGACATGGTGGTGTGTGATAAAGATCAATGTCGTTCTAGTTTGCGTTAAGCATATAGTGGACTGGCCGCAGCACAGTGCACTTGACAGTCAGCTAGTTGTTTGCTTCAATGCGGGCACTCTCCCCACATTGCACAACCCCATTCTACAATGGTGGTTGTAGTCCATCTTCTCCCGTCACAAACCAGCATCCCGTACCCATCGTTCCAGAGTCGTGGATGTTCGGCCTGCATGCGAGAGGGTGATCGCATGGTTCCTTGCCTTGACAGCAGTTCAGGTCCGTAAGTTGTGACGGCGTCTCTAAGATCACTGAACCAAGTACGTTAGGACTTGATCGTAGAGCGCTAAGATGTTAGGTCAACTTCTAGTTGAATGCAAAGCACATAGTGCGTTAGCAACATGGTCGTCAGCTTGAGAAGCACAAGTGCTTCTACGTGTTGGCCCACCCAACATAACCTACGAACAGTAGGAGATGCCCCTCCAACACCCTCCAAGGCAGGCAACTAAGCCCATCTAGGAGGCCGCGCAGAAATCGACTTGCATCT